GCCTTTTCGCTCTGCATTTCCATGACCTGCGGAACTGACAACTGTGCTCCTTCCATGGCCGCCCGGGAAAGCATCATAAAGAAATCCACGTGGTAGAAGTCTTTGATGATTTTCCGCACTTCATCTTCGCGGTCCTTCCCAATACTGTAATTGGATCCAACCGGCGAAGGCATGGCAAGGCGGGACTTATCCTCATAGTAGTTCCGGCCGTTGGGTACGATTCTTTCCTGCCCACGCATTTCAGAAGGTATGTTCCACGGCGGTTCGGCGGCTAACTGGCTTACTTTATACATGGATTTAGCTAGTATGTTTCCTCCAAGGATTGTAATCAGGGCATCCGATGAAGGGGATCTACCGTAGGATTCCTCACTGTTCACCCTCCACCGCCAACAGGCATAAGGGAATTGGCGATATCCCTGCTCTGCCATGATCACCTTCTTATCTTCCAGTATGTAAACAGACGCCCAGGGCATATTCAAATTGTCAACCTTGGGGAAAAACCGTGCGCCAACCTGATACATTTCACGTTCTCTACGAGGATAAACCGCATGAATAACACTGAATTGTGTTTCAGATTTTTGAATAGTTTCAATTTCAGGAGGAAGACGACCGGGAAATTTCTGCTTCAGTTGGCGCACGGTCATTTTGAACCTTCTAAACAGCACATCGACTTTGCCGAACATATTGGTTGAAATGAAACATTCGCCTGGATTGCAGACGGTATAAATGGTTTTGCCGCTAGTCACATCCTCTTCCATGTAAATCGTGGAAGTACCTATTGAACTCGCGTCACTTATGAACTCCGGCATCACATCATAGAAGTTCGACCGCTGGTATTCATCATACAGGGCATATTCGTAATCCTCTATGAAATTGCGGATTTCCGGTATCTTGTCTATCCGGTGATTGTATTTACGCATCGAACTGGTGCGGGAAAACGTGGGACCGCCGAAGGAAGGTATCTGCAACCGCACCCAAGGAAACTGCGCGGAAAGAATGTTGCCGTAGAATCCCGAAACCAGTATGTCATGGGCGGATTGCGCCGTTCCGTCAAACACATTGCCACCAACGGTCAAACCTCTCTGTTTGTCGCCTTTGAAATTGTATCGGCGCGGAACTACGTAATCGGTAACATCCTGCCACATATCATGGTAAAGGGAACGCTCACGGTATAATTCGCCATACCAATCCAGCAACTTCTGGACTTTTTCCGCTTCAGCGGCATTTGTCAATTTTGCTTCTTCAGGCATCTTAATTCCCTATCCCAACAATGTTTTCTTATTGGTAATTGAACTGGTATCGCCAAGGACACCTTCGCCGCCGGTCAACAAGGTTTTACTTCTCCCCATCATTTTCCGGATTCGCTCCCGTTGCTCGTCTTCAGCCGCAATGATTTCAGCATCGGTTTTCTGCGGCGCCGCTGCCGGTGTCTGAACTGCCGCCGGTCTATTCGATGAACCAAAAGACATAATTGTTTCCTCCCTTATGCCGCCCTTAAACTGTTCCCTTCCCTGTGATGTCTAAGCGGATTGTACCCGCCATCCTGCGATTCACGTTTCTGCCCTTCCGGCTGATACCCCACATTCGCCTGATTCATATCGGGGAAGGGCAGGTGGACTTCCGGCGACTTGATCCGCGCCAGATCATCCAGCATATCGTCATGGGAACCGAATGGCCACGGCCTCGCTTCCTCATTTAAAAACACTTGGGTCAAATCAACCTGCTTGCCTTCAACTGTCCGATACAAGCATTCTTCCGGTATGTAGATTTCCCCTTCCTTGACCATGGGTACAATGCAGGATATACGGTCATTCTTCTCAACATTGCCGCCAACCGGTTTGATGGAAAATCTGTAATTCTCCATTTTCATTACATATTCAATGTGTGCTATGTCGGCTTGCATCCCGTACTTTTCGTAGTAGATTCCCTTGATCGCCCTGCCGTATTTCCTATGAAGACTAAACATCACATCCGTGCGTTCTTCCAGACTCAACCGGTCTCTTATCCACTCAACCACATAAATATTATGATCAGCGCTCAATCCAACAACTGTGAACACCGTATAATCATTAACCTTCTTCTTCTCATTGGCCGGATCGACAAAAATAAGAATGTTCATTCCGCGCCAACATTCCTTCTTTACTGTGGACCAGTATTTCCACCAGTTCATATCGAACCCGTACTTGCTTTCCATCTTCGGATTGCAAAGCACCTGGCATGCAAACTGGTAAGGTGTAAACGTTTTCCGGCGGTCGGCCAACTGTTCAGGCGTCCACCAGACAGGTTGGCCGGTAACGGTCCCATCGACTGTGCCGGGGAAAAGGCGCTCCTTCAGTATTCCCCTTGCAATCATCTGCACATACGGATCGTTGAAATGGTAGTAGGTACCGACACCACGTTTCCGATACCCGCGGCAGGTCAGGTTTGTGGAAGAATTCACCGCCTCCATGGTCTTCGTGATCATTTCCGGATTGGTTACGTTCTTCTCATTCAGCACATCATCCCATACCAATATGCTATGGTGCATGCCGGTCCGGAGGCCATCAATCAGTCCGGATGCCTCAACCGTGTTCTCAACATAATTCCCTTTCCGCTTTACCTGAATTCCATCATCCTCCGACCATTTGGGCGACTGCTTAGCTGGATTGGTATAAAGAATGTCCGGAAACAACTTCTTCAACTTATTATTCTCTTCCAACTCATACTTGATCGGCTGCATATGGTCCTTGGCAACCGGGCGGGTGTGGGAAAATATGCAAATGCGTTCTTCCGGATTTCTCAATATATCTTGCAGACTTAGACCAAAAGTAACGAAACTGGACTTGCCGTGTTCGCGGCACCATACATCCATCATGCCATCCGGCTCCGCCATGATGTCACGGCTGCGCGCAAAGTGGAAATCATCATCCAGATCCCGCCGCCCACACATATAAACCAGCAAAAAGAACAAATCCCGGCGACACAGCGCACGAAGAACATCCGCCTCGGCCTTCCGCTTCCGCCCTTCAGACACCAAAACGCCGTATCGCTCGTGCGCCTCGACTCTGGTTATTGTTTGCCCTTCCGCCATACCTTATCCCTCAACCGTCACAAAAACCGGCGCCTATAAAATTTTCCGGAAATTTTGCCGCCCTGCCAACTTTGCCAACCTTGCCTGAATCCGGACCAACATAATCACCCCACCCGTTAACAACACTGCTTTTAGATATGCTGGAATGTGAGAGGGAGTTCTTCGCCTTCGACGGGTACGTCCGTTCACCCAAAGTTGCTTCTACATACCCCCCGGGTTGTTTAAATAAATTATTCATACCATTCCTTTGTCTGGCTGGAAAGGGTATCGGCAGCCGGAGCGGAGTTTGTACCCTGTTTAGTTTCATCAGCTTTAGAATTTAGGCTTGCTGTAATATTACAGGAGTTCTGTTTTCTGCCTGAACTAGCTGTTTTGCTTGTGGTTCGTGGTGCATACTTGCCGCGCTTTCCACGTTTAGTTGGCTGATTGGCTGAATTGATAGGGTCTAAATCTCCGCAGGTTGAACGATCTCCGGCTGGCATGGTAGATTGTATGGTGGTATTTTGGTCAATCGGCTCCGGCAGCAAACTGTCCAGTATATCAACGCCGGAACTGGGCGAACCGGCAGAGTTCACATCAATCGTGGACCCGGAGCCTGCCGACTTTATGCCGCCACACAGTTGATCAATCATCCCACTTAAATCGCCATCCAGGTGCTCCGTTATCGCGGTTGGCTGGCCCTTCTCAAGCCTAATCATGTTATTGATTTGACCCACTGCATACGCAATATTATTGAGTGAAGCGGCTTTTATTTTCTTCTTATTAGCGAGTTGGTTTACTAATCTGAACTCAACAGCGGTTAATATTTGCGCTCTGTTTTGCTCATAAACTGCTGATTCTTCTGGATTATGAAGCACATGCATAAATCTTTTAAGGGAAGCGTGAACGCTGGGAGCTTTTACATTAAACCGTTCAGCAATTTGAGCATAAGTCAAATGATGTTGAAACTTTAGCTTAAATGCTTCAACTATATCTATCTTATTTCGTGAGTTAGGCAGATTGTTAGATTCTTCAACAGCTAGGGCTTGTGTCATTTTTACCTCATGTGTTGATTTCGGCTCACAAATACACCTCCATATATATTTATGTCAAGATATATTTATATCAATATATATTTATTTAATGATATCAGGAGGATTAGTGGGGGTTGGGTGTGTTGCTGTAAGTGGTTTGATTGTGTGATTAAATGGTATAAACATAAACTCCGCAAAGCCAGTGATAGCAAGGGTTCCGGCATGGTATCATTAATCGTAAATCGCTGTAATGCAGTCATAGCAATGGTTTCCACGATTTGTAATATAGTTGTATTTTATCATCATATTTTCATCATTTATTAACTATTTTATCTATTTATTTTGGTTTGTAAGTGGCTGAAATCTCATTGTTTATTAAAATAGTTTAAGTATTCTTAATTATTTTTCTTGACAATTAATTAATAATAATGTTAGAAGGAAATCAAGAATAAATACAGGAGGAAAACACAATGGAACAATCAAGAGCATTAGCCATAGCAATTTTAGCAGAGGCAATACAGTATTTAAAAGGTAATGAAGTTGTAAATCCCATGCGATTAGAGGGCGGATTTGATTGCGATGCAATGGCGGAAGCAGCTAAGGCAATTGAAAAAGTTACATCGATTTAAAATAAATAAAAAACTAATTAAATTTAAAAAATTGAAGTAAAGAGAAGAGAAAATACATAACAATAAGGAGACCAACCATGACCACATGCCATAATTGCTACATAAGGGGAAATTGCCAGACTTGCCCGGAGCGTGACCGGATCAACACCACTCTGGACATCGAACAGGCCAACGCAGACAAAGCACTTGAAGAAATGCCTAAATGGATTGCCGGCGCTTTCTTGGTAGTTGTGGCAGTGGGATTGATTATCGCAACTGGAATTTATCTTTAATAATAATAACTAATAGGAGGATTGACCATGAAAAACAATGAACTACGCGAAAACGGGAAGAGGGGCGGGAAGCCAAAATTTGAAACAAGAACGTGGAAATGGGAATCCAATACCATCACCGCAAAATTATCACCTAAAGGATTAATTTTGGAAAATTGGAATTGCAATCAAGGGGCGGTTTCTGGGCGCAAAATATTAATCGGTGGAGAAAAAGAATTGCCGAATGATGCGAATATTGAGAAATATAGTGAGATATTAAAGCACGGCGATAATAATATTGCCGTATTACGTAAGGGAATAAAAGTCCAGTAGCCACCATCGGGCGGGCCAATCACAACCAAACATAAAACTTTAATCTCAGGAGGATTAAACCATGAACAAGAAAGTAAGAATGTATCAACAAATTGAAGAACACGGCGCCAACTTA